GAGCCATAGGGACGATCGCAAAACTACCACAAAAAAAGCCCGCTATAAAGCAGGCTTCTCTCTTACAACTTAAATTTCTTCGACAAAATCACTTTCACAATGGTTCTATTTTGTCCGTGTCGCACATAACATCGTGCCACACCTTTCACAGCTCTTAACTTCCGCAATTTTCCATAATCTAGTTGCCCTCTTAAATTCCCCTCAACCCTCATAATCATGACGACTCTTGTTTGAGGCGTTAAGGCTAACACTGCTGGCGCATTCATCTCTTTTGCCATATTGTTAATAATCGCTTTACTACTTACAGTCATTTTCTTCTCCTTATTTCACCCTTTCCCCATGCCGTTTCGCCATCACCGCAAACATCTGCACAATCTTCCTCAACTGGTCTTCTGTACACCACTGCAAGCGGTCAATTCCGAACGACTTTTTACACATTGCGTGGGCATAATGCCACGGCTTCTTATTCACCGTCAAAAAGGCTTCAATCTTATCCATATAACGCTTACGCACCGCATTGTCTGCCGCCTTACCCACATCAGGGCGCTTACCGTATCGTTTACTTTTAACCTTAAACCCTCTTGCCTGCATTGCTTGCAACACCTGCATCAGTTCGCTATCACTCATCACGCTGCAGCTGTGTTTATCTACCGTTTCCAACAAAAAACGAGTGTAGCATTCTCTATCCATTTTCAGTTCAGTCTTGCCAATATGGATTTTCTGAATCATCTGCTTTCTAGTTTGTGGTTGCATTGCCTTTTTCCTCCTGATATTTCAGCCAAATCTGGTAGCTTTCCGTACCTTTTACTGCCTCCAACTGCCCCAATAATCTCATTCGCTCAACATATTGGATTGCATCGTGCTTTTTGTTCGCCTCAATCGCCTCTTGGCTTTTCTCTTTCCGCCCCCCTTCGTTTTGCACCACCGCAAACTGCGGCTTCACGCTCTCATACACCTTTTTCAGGTAATTATGATTAGCAAGCGGCTCAATACGCCCACTTTCACGCCGATTACGTCGTACTTGCTCCACCGTATCACTCAACGCTTTCGCCAACACATTCGAGCAAGGATAAATTTCAAGCAAACTTTGCAAAATCCGCAACGCCCGACTATTTGAAAGCGTGCTCTTCACAGGCTTAAACAGCCCCAAATACGCCACCATCGGACGGCTACAGCCAGCCGTCAATTCAGTAATCACCTTTAATAACTCCCGACCTGCCTCATCTTCCACTAACGCCTCCAGCGTTAAATCCGAATGGCAAATCGGGCAACGGCAGAGCTTCATTCGTCCTCCTCAAAATAAATATCATCTACATCAGGATCTACCACATAGACTAAAGAAACTCTAAAAACAGCATATTTTTTTGCCCCTTGTTCTTTTACTGCGATAAAAACAAAATCCCCTTCCTCTTCAACCCATTGCCAAAAATTTTCTCTAAAAACCGCTTTTGCAACAGCATCTTTTGAGAAAAAAACACTGCTGTCGTAAAATGATGTCCAGCCGTTTTTTTCAACTGCTTGCATTATTTCTTCTTTAGTAGGTTCTTCATCTTCCACTTCGTCAATGAGTAGCCATTCATATCTTTCCACCTTCATCTTTTACCCCCTTGCCAACCGCATTCTCATCATCGGTAACTGATCTGCCACATTGCCCACAAAAATAGCGGCATGCACAAACTCCCCTTTAAACAGCGATTTTTGTGCCTCTTTTAACTGCACAATCATCTGATTAAGCTGATATTCCAGCTCACTTTTTCTTGTATCGGTCATCATAATGCCCTCTTGGTTAATCAAAACATATTACAAACGCCCTTCGAACCATCCCCCTCTTTTGCAAAGAGGGGTTAGGGGAGATTTTGTAAAGAGCGTTTAAATCCGCTTTAATCTTGTTCTAAAATCAGCACCGCAAAGGTCAGCACCATTGCTACCGCTAAACAAATAATTGGAATCATCATCACGCCACCTGCTCAAACGGCTTAATCACAAAATCTTCCACGCCTGTTTTAATCGTCACCCCTGCAATCCCTTTCGCGACATCAGGCTCATTGAGCAACGCTTCTTTGTTGATTTCTTGCTTGGTGCGAATAAAGCGGTCAAAGCCCATACGTTGCAAGAATTCCATCACCGCTTCCGCCCCGCGAATGGCGACTGAAGGTGGACGTTGTCGCCATTGCACTTCGCCTGTCACAAAATTCGCCGTTTTGGTTTTGCCAAATTCGGTCAGCTCATCACGGTTTGCCTCACAGTATTCCTGCACCGCCTTTTGCAATGGCTCAATCTCTTCTTTTAAGGCTTTCAATTTCGGGGCATAGTGTTCGCTGGTTGCCCCAATCTTGTCGTTCATCTCGGTCGCAAGTCTTGTGTGTTCACGGCTTAAATCGCCAATCTCTTTAATCGCGCTTTGCACCTGTTCTACGCTTACAAAGCGTAATTTCGCTTGGCTTTTTACTTTCGTTGCCATAGTTTCTCCTGTTGTGGTTAATGTTTCGTTACATCTGATTTCCAGATAATTTTCACGCCCTCCACCATCATTTGATGGAGGTAAATGCGAATGCCGTTTTTCACTTCTGAACCGTAGTTCAAGGCTTTACCTGTTTTCACTAAATGGCGTGTGGTGCTGTTGTCTCGCACGACTAAACGAGGACGGCTGTTTTCGAACCATTCGACTTTTTCCACCTCTAGCCCCAAGGCTTCACAGCCGAGAGTAGCAATTTCAAGGCGTGCCAGTTGGTTGTGAATGTATCCGTTGCGAGGTAGCATCATTTCGCCAGCCATTTCGTTATATACTTTCTTCATACCGTTCTTCCTTATTCGTTTTTACCTAATAATTCTTGGCGTGCTTTGATGATTAAGTCGGCATCAATCAGCTTGCCTGAACCTTTTGCCACCATTCCTGCCAATCGCAAAGTTTGGGTTAAAATGCGTAAGCCACCGCCTGTTTCGGTAATGCTTTGCATCACTTTTAAGGCTTCTTCGTCGGTTTCTAACCCCCACGCTTGGGCGACAGCTTGGGTGTCGGCTTTTTTGGTTTTCTGAATGCTGGTGTTTTTTGCCACACGGCTCCACAATCTTGCATATTCGTGACTTGGGCTAATACCGCCTTTCATTCGGGTATATACCTTGTCGTTCCCTACCAGCACTAAGCCTATACCAGCTTCTTCTTGCATAATGCGTAGCTCTTCCAACGCGTCATAAGGCAAATGGTCGGCTTCGTCGATAATCAGCAAGCCCTCTGTGCCTTTGATTTTGCGTGCAATCAGGCGTGATAGCGTGCCTTTGCGGCGTGGTGCATCTGCAATGCCAAGCTCAAGGGCGATTTCGTAAAGGATTTCGCTTAATGACGAACGGCTCGGGCTTGCAGTTACTAGCCACACGTTAGCGTGGCTTTTGGCGAATTCTTGGATCGCTTTGGTTTTCCCTACGCCACTCATGCCGTAAACGGTCGCCAAGCAGTTGGCGATTTGAGCAAATTCCAGCGTTTTGAAAATTTGACGAGATGTCGCTGTTTCAATAAAGGCTGGTGCCTCTACAAACTCGCGGGCTTGCACTGCTTTTTTCTCAAGGTAAGCGGTCAGTTTTGCTTCTACATCTGCAATGTTTCCCTTATAGTTGTCGTTAAGGTATGCCGACAACGCACCTGCATTTACGCCTGCTTCGCGGGCAAGCTGGGCTTGAGTGATTTGGCTGTCTGTTAAGTGTTGTTTGATTTGATTGACTAAGTTCATTTTTAAACCTCGTTTAAATTAGCGTTTAAATGTTTAAATTCGTTTAAATGGCGTTTAAATCTTGCGTTTCATCGCCACGGCGTTCATAAAGGCTTGTTCAAATTCGCTGATTTCTTCGGCTTCTACTTCAACCTTTTTAGGTACTTTTCGCACTGCGTTGAAATCTAGCACTTCTTCATATTCCACCTCTTCTACTTGCGTTTGAGTGGCTTTTACTGGCTCTGGTAACATTTCCAAGAAACGTTCTTCAAATTCCACCGTTGGTGCGTAATTGCTGAGTTCCATTTCTTCCGCTTTGGCGCGTTCTTTCGCCGCTTTTTCGGTATGTTTTACCCAGTTACGCATTGCTTTGTTATGTTCGCGTCCTGCGATTTGGTCGCCAAAGCCTGCTTTCTCGGTAATTTCCGCTTCCGCCAAGTATTCGCCTGTAAGGGCATAAACCCACACTTTGTCGTGAAGATTTGCTGGGTCATAGCGCACCACAACTCTTTTGTGTGATGTACCGATAAGTGCTAGCGACTCGTAACGGTTTTTGTTACTGCCAATTTTGCCTGCGTTGAGGTAGAGCGTGCCGTCTTGGTTGAGGCGAACTTCCTCGTGAAGTGTGAGCAATAACCGCATTTGACTTTGATTGATGGGGCGTTTTTCGGCAACAGCCCAATCTCGCTCAAAGGCTTCGGCATAACTGCTTTTGCCTGCACAAATTTCGGTGAGGCGGTTGCCCACGTTGTTCCATTGCTGAATGCCTTGCTCTAATGCCATTAAGAATGTGGCGTAATCGACAGGCTGTTCTGCACCGTTTTTGCCGTCATAGTCAGGCTTTTCATAAGCATTCGCCCCTGCATAAGCCCCGCGTAATAACAGGTGCTTATCAACATAATCTCCTAAACCGCCGTGAGAAAACGCACGCTCAATCGGTTTGGCTTGCCCGCGCCCTTTACCGAATTGAATCGACGTCCAGTGCAGTTCGATACCGAGTGCCGGAATAATGCCTTGCACTTCGTTTTCGTTTACTTGATAGCGGTAGCGGTTTTTTACCCCGCCCGTCATTTTCTTGTTGGCTGCCGCTCGGGTATTGTCGATGGTTAAGTGTTTCGGCAAACCGTAGCGACTAATCACATCAAGCAGGCTGAGGCGTATGGTGTCAGT